CTTGGATCAGAACACTGACTTGACTAGCCTGTTGTTTCTCGATTGAAAGTAGTTCGTGAAGTTTCATGATAATCTCCTCTAGGATGATAAGGGGCCTTCTGGGCTCCCGACGGTAACATTGAATTCAGAACGAATGAATCCCATAAAGACAGGCGCTGTTAAGAATCTAGGTGCACCGCTGCCTGTCACATACTCTACAACATGAGCTTCTCCTTCTTTGCTAGTTGGATTGTTCCAGACATCGCCCACAATCTGATCACAGCAAGTGACAACTCGGTTGATAGTTGTGTTAGGAGGGTGGCTCTTCTTATCCCACTCTATAGCTTCATTGATAGCATAGAGATTGAGTGGAGCAAATCGAAGATTCTGTTGATACTCGTTGAAGATGTTTGTTGGATCATCAACATCGATGCCCGCTGGCTTGTTTCTTTCATAAGGCAGTGGGCCTGCTCCATGTCGAGTAGTGTAACAGCGTGTCATGTAGTCTACAGTTACAGGCACTTCATTGAATAGATTGAAGCGTTTGAGCACCTTTCCGATGTTTCGGAATCCGGTATTGCTTCTTGTGACGTGTGGGAAAGACCCATACTCTTGGTCGAGCAACAGCCCCTGTCCGTTTTCAAAGATCAGAGTGTCGTAGTCATCCCAACTCAATCTATTGGGGTGCCATGTAGTTGCTCGTGCAGCAAACACCTTGCAGTCCATAGTGAAGCGTTCTAGCATCTCATTCTCACTGAAGTACTCGTAGACTTGCTTAACGAACTTAGTGTCAGTTTCTTGCGGGTCGCCTAACTGATTTCGGCACCAGTTCCTCACTCTCTTGATTCTATCCATTAGAGTCATCGAAGTAAGATCGCTGAAGTGGAGCGGCACTCTTTGCTCTTCTCTCTCCAAAGTCACTCCAAAGCCAGCGCCGCAAGACCCGTGCCTCGATGCACCTCTACGAATCTCCAACACTTGATTCAGTAGCATATCGTAGGGAGTAGACACCGGAGTGTCCAATTCGACAAACAACTGGAACGGGATATGCGCGTTCCTACCTGAAATCTCCTTGATAAACAGCATCGGGTTGACTACAGAGTAGCGAGTAAACAGAGTAGGTGCACCTGTGAGTGTGCCAGAACCAAGATGGCTGAAGATGTGACGCTTACCATCTCGGATGACAGTGTGCCCGACTTGGGCTCCACTATTAGCTCGAATGACGAGTGGCTTCTCGCTTGTTCTTGCGCGATAGTCTACCCACATTCCCTTTCCTTCATCACCGTATCCTGCTCCGATAACACAGTATACTTTCATAGGACCCTCATAGCGTTGAGTTGAGTGTTTCTCCACTTACTGATGATAGGGGCAATGCAACCCCACCGTGTTGCAGTCCTTCGATAATCTGCATGTCTGCTCCAGTGTACGCAGGTCTCAAATGTATCACCGAAGCCGGATCGTCATTTCCAGGTGATCCTAGACTCAAGATGCTTCCAGTGTAAGCGTTGAACGATAGCTTGATCGGAGGCTTACCGCCAATCAATTGATCAATGATTGTGTGCGGATCACTCTTCTCTGCTTCGCGTGGATTGACAGTACTGATCAAGCTCTCGTAGACAAGATTGAAATCTTTGTCTTCCATACCAATGATGGTTTCTTTGATGCGCTTCTGTTCTCTAATATTACTGTAGAGATACGCTTTGGCTGAAAAGTCAAGTTGCCACAAGATAGTTCGACGAGTTTCAAATGACCCCTGCCAGTCCATCGTGTATGACACGTTGTTGAGGACTATCGGCACATCTGTTGAGATCCCAAAGTCACCCTTATCTTTGATTGTGATGTTGAAATCAGGAGTGAAAAACGGAACTATCTGCTCAATGATCTTCAGGCTGTCTTCAAACTTACGAGTGCCTAGGTACAGTGTAAAAGAGAACATATACGGCACTCTGTTGTACATGTAGTTCCCACTTGCGTCTGCGACGTCCCTGATCTTGCTCATCGGATTGAGCATTCTCGAGCTGTCATAGTCGATGGTTGACAACTCAAATCCCATTCTAGGGAGTGTCGTGTCAGTATCAAGAGCGCTGTCATAGTCAGTCTTGACTTGAATGAACTCTATGAACTTCTCTCTCGGTGAATAGTGAAGCGGAACCTTTATAGTGTCACCAAAGTCGTTGACATACACTACATCACTGAATATGATCCCAAAAGAAGCAATCAGGTTCTTGATAGTCTGATAGTAAAAGTAGTTTGATCTTCCGCTCATGTGCCTATCCTTTAGAATCGTCCAAACGGGTTGTTTTCAGTGAAGTCAACCAATTCAGCTATCTTATTGTCTAGGTCTTTGTTTGCCGCAATGTCAAGATTGGATTGGTTATCGTATTGTGTGTTCTCCAGATCGATGTCTGGTTGACCAGTTTGAAACTTCTCATAGGATGCAACATACAACTGACACATCACTTGAAAGACGTAATAACGACCTAGTGGCCAGTTAGGGGATTCATGCTTGACGTATGTTATCTCCATCATGCTGTAAGTGAACTGCGGATCAACGTAAGTCGTTTGCCCTTCTGTGGGTCCGGATGAGAAGAAGGTCTCCTTCAAGAGGGCGTATATCTCTGCCCGGTATCTTAAGCTCTCTGAACATCTTTTTACTGATGACCCACTCACTAGAATTCATAAAACGTAGCCCGAATTGAGTCATCATATCGCCATCTCCGCCATAGCCTTGAGGCGTAGTAAGAACGACTGGCATCGGAAAGAAGCGCGTGTACAGAGTCTGAAACGGTTCTCCTAGGATACTATCTACGCTGACGTAGTCCTTGGGAATGAAAAGCGCCTCGGTTCCTGCGATACGAATGTTCTCATCAACAAAATCTGAGTAGAAATCTTGCTCTTCTACGCAGTTGTAAAAATCGAACCAGGGGTTTAGTGTGCCGTATTTCATTAGAGCCTCAATTGGTGGATATCTTAGTATCTGTTATTTATACCTCAACACCCACCAATTGAGATTGCCGTTAGAACCTAGCGACTCCTCGACGAGCCTTACCATCGAACCCAGGCACGACAACCATATCGTTCTCGGCGTTAGCCAAGGCGCGGGTCACGACCATAGCCGTGTCGCCCGACCAGGTCTTGATGACGTCTTCCTTCTTCTCACCCTCATTCAACTGGATGATGCTGACCATAGTCTCTGACAACTTGGTGTAGTCTTCCAACCAGATCGCACGTTGGCCGAACAAGTTACGCCAACTGGTCTTGACTCGATCCGCGCGATGACGAGCGTGATTGCCCTGGGCGATCATGATGTGGTAGCAGTTGTACATCTGCTGAGCCTTCTGGAGGATGTCTTCGAAGGTCATATCCTGCAGCATATCATCGCCCATCACCTTCTTCACTTCTGCGGCATAGACCTTCTCTGGGCACTCTTCGTCGCCGATAGTGAAGATGTAACCCTTCTTGCCGCGCTTTTCGAAGCAGTCGATAGAGGTGTGGTTGTAGGCGAAGTAGTAAGGCAGTTCGTACGACTCGATAGCGTTGCCGCCACCGCCGTGCTCGACGAAGATCTTCTCGAGCCATTTGGCGATAGTGAGGTCGGCTTCGAACTGACTGACCTGGAGTGGCGCAGTGTCGTACTTCGCATCACCGATGCCCATAATCATCATGTGCGGATCAGTAACCGGCTTGCGGTTCAACAGCTCTTCGAAGAAGACACCGATGCCAGTGCGAACCAGATAGTCTGCGATAACGCCCATGCTGCCAGTGACATCGACACCGACGATTACTGCAGTGCTGTTAGGATTGGCATCGCTATCGCGGCTTTCGCGAATCAGGACACCGAAGGGATTGAGATCCTTGTCAAGAGATCTGCTGGTGAAGATCTCTTCAGTAGATTTCGTGCTGGTCGTAGCAGCATACGAAGTCCATTCACGAGTAGACCATGTCGAATAACCCATTGGGAACACCTCTCATTGTTGATACAGATCGTTGAACGTCGTTAAAACATCTAGGCGAGGAAGATCCTTTTCAATCTTCATCCAATCGCCATAGTCTTTGATCAGAGTTTCTCGCGGACTAGAGCGAAGGAATTGAACAATCGGCTTGTTTTGCTTGTCGTGTAACAAGCTACTACCGACCATTGTCATATCTCCGAGTAGGCGCATAGCCAGACAGCGGATTGCGATTTGATCAATAACAGTTGTTGCTTTCTTGGCAGTGAGGACAGATGCCGGAACGTGTGAAACTATCCAGTTTGGCAATCCGACCATAGGGGTATCAATCCTTTGAGAGAACCACCATCCACCTAGAATGTGGACAGTGCGGAACTGTGGATTGACGAAAATGCCATCAAGTGACAGCCCACCGAACATCTTGTGTTGGGCTTGTTCCATGAATAGAGCGAAGTTGTAGAGCCCTGTGATGATCCATGACAGATGCCCTGGTTTGAATTCATACCCCGCTTCAATCAGATCAGCCAAGCACAGCTGGTCTTGGTTTTTGTACACCGTCATAGCCAATCCAGCATCTGATCTGTATTGCAGCAAGTCTCTAGGTATGAAGCGTTTGAAGTTCTGTTCGATCATGTTAGAAGGATACTTCACACCCTGAATGGAGGCTACGCCGGCTCGATAGAGATCTTCATTCTCAGTAGGAACATCGAAGAGGACAGTCTGCTTGCCGATATACATCGCTCCGACATCAATCTCTAGCTTTTTTCTGTACTTGAAATTGAATTGTCTTTTGCTGGATGTCAGATCAGAAACAGTGAGTACATTGCCCCAATCACCCTTGTCGGCTCGATCGACCAACTCATTGATATGGCGGAGTACTTCACCGCCAATGGATCATCATTCCTGTCCGGGTGCCACATCTGCCTGAGCTTTCTGGAAGCCGCTGCATGGAATTTCGATCCGAATAGCATGTAAGGGCTTTTGATTTTGAGTATCTCTTCTGCTGTGAGTGTCTCGTAGTGAAAGGTCATTGTGCCTCCAGGTTGATAATATTTCTGCTTATTATAGACAGATTACGGCAGAATGTCAACCTCTACTACAGCTGTTGACCGACACGAGATTAGGAGCCCAAGAGAGCCAGGTGAAGCGCCACCCGTACACTGTGAGATTACAGTTACCACCCTCTAGTAGCTTGCCCATGAGGACGCCGCTATTGCGCTTGAGGATCCACCAGTTATCGTCGTTCCTGATCATGCCCCACTCGTAGGGATCCTTCAAGAGGTAGACGTAGTTGCCGTCTGATGTCTTGTCGATTCGATTGATCGTCACATCCACCGTCTGCTTTGTCATCTCATAGAAGCCGACATTCACCGCTGCTGGTAATAGAACTAGCCCTAGAACCGCACCAATCAAAAGTGTCTTGAGTTTCATATGTCTACCTCATCATTATGTTACAGTTATCACGCGACCACTACTTGGTCCATTAGGACCTCAACATTCCTGACGTTCTTGACTGGGTGATCTGGGTAAGCTGTGGTGAACGCCTTGAGTGCCTCAGCGAATTCTGATGCAATGACGATGGCTGTCAATTCGGTATTGCCAGACTTGCCTGATCCATTATCCCAATAAAACCTGTATGCTGTTTTAGACATATCTCTACCTCTCATTTGATACTGCATGGATGATTTGACCGCTGAGTTTAGCAGTCTCTTTGAGTTCCTCCAGAATCGCTGCAGCATGCTCGAATGAGATGGCGTAGAGATAACTGGAGAAGAGTCCATCGGCGGTTTGGAAATCAAAGCTGTAGAGATTCCAAACTCTACCATTCACTGTCACTTGCGGTTTGAGAACAATGCTGTTCACCATACCTCCTGAAGTTGGCGAAGGGGGAGGGATTCGAACCCTCGAGCCCTCTTGACGAGGACTAACACCTTAGCAGGGTGCCGGTTTCAGCCAACTCACCCACCCCTCCATATGTATCATAAGAATGAATGCGCACCTGTTACCCATTTCAAATGGGCTATTTGATTCTCGAGAGTTCTGATGTTCTTTTCAAGCTCTTTGATCTTTCGATCTTTTTCATCCTCCACAACAGGAGGTATGTGATCACGTCTGTCAAAAACAACCGCTTTGTTTAGAGTTTCCATCATATCACCTCATCATTGCTTGTTGAGCCAATCTACCCCTTCTTTGTATACATCATCGTATCGAGGTTCCGGCGGGACAATCATTTGCTTGTATCGTGCGAATCCTTTGGTTACACGAACTCCTGAATCGTTAGAACGAGAGCGACAGACCTGTTCTCTGAGATTGTGTAGCTTTCTGTAGTACTGATTGAACTCCTCTTCGGTCATATCGAGCATGGCTGCTGAATCTAGCTCAAGCATAGGGTCAGCACAAGAGCGATACCTCTTGTGAAACTGCCACCAGAGACGGGGTCGGTGCTTGAGCATCGTCGCTTGATGAGTCATCTCTTCTGTCAGTTTCATCATGAATAGCGTGAATTTGATCAGCAACCACACTATCAGCATTCCCATCCCGAGTAAAACGAACGACACTGTCACTATCTCAAGAAGTATGTCCATAGTTACGCCATTCGTGGTTTGAATGTTTCTTTAGGAGCAGGCGGACGCTTACTGATCTGGCCCACGCCGATGAATGTAGATAACACAAAGACGCCGTAATAGGTCATGTACAGCTTTCGTTCGGGATCACCAAAGATAACTGATTTACCCCAAATAACTTCGAACATAAGTCACCTCATTGAGTTGGAATTGGCGGTGAGGGTGAGATTCGAACTCACAAACCCATTACTGGATCAAACAGTTTTCAAGACTGTGCCGTTCACCAATACGGTAGCCTCACCTATTCATAGAGTTCCACAAAATTCTTTCCATACTTAGATTTGACATATTCAAGTATGGGCAGCATATCAGTCTCATACATCACTACGACATCAGGATTCTCTCTTATCTTTTCTTGCCATTGTTCTGAATCAAACCCTTTGATCTCTGTAATGACGCCGTTGACAACAAAATCTGGAATGTAATTTCGCCTCTTGCCTTGCCAAGTGTATTGGCGTTTCTCAGTGTTTCTTCTGATAGATATGTTATGATCTAAGCAATAGATCACAAAAGCAAGTTCCCAACTACTATCACAAAAGAACCCTTGATACCACCCCTTCTTTCCTACACCTGACCCCTGTGTATATCCTCCAAACTTGCGCTCTCGAGCAACGACAGACAAACGAAGTTTTGTTTCTTCTGAATGGTGTCGTCCTTGAAACGTTCCTGGCATTCCTTTGAACCAAGGAGAAGGTGTCCCTTTCATTCCTTTGTTCCAAGGTGTTGATCCTTTCTTTGCCATCCTAATTCATGTCATTGTGAGAGTCTGGTAAGAACGTCGGTGGCTCAAAGTGCCACGGATCCTGACACGTTCTATAGGATGAGTCTCTCCAATCATCCCATTGCCACCACCACAGCCCCACTACTACAGGAATGGCGGCAGGGCCACTACCGAGTATAACGCCTACGTTCCAGAGTGCGGCACTATACCCCACTCCAGTTAGTGCCCACAACCCACTCGTGCAATACGGGTCGGGTAAGAACTTGACGGCTTGCGTTACTCCTAACTTGACAGCAAACATCTCCGGAATCGTCAGGTGTGCCATTAGTGGGTTACCCTCACTGAACCCCTGTTGGAATGCCGCGTAGGTGCTCAACACATCAGCACTCTGTCCCCTATCTGCTGTCGCACATCCTGCCAGGATTGCGGCTGCTGCTAGTGCAGCGACAATCGGCTTACATCTTTTCTGTTGATTCATATAATCCTCACAGAGTTGATTTCACTTCATTTCTTGGGGCCGTACTTAGCATGTTCTTCTGCAGTACCTGGGCGATCATGTATCGTAGATTGCTTACGTCCAGATGAGTGTACAGGTGTGATAGTTGTCTTTCTCACTTTCTTATTAGGAGTGATATGCACGATATGATGAGCACCTTGCCCATCTGTTTCATGAGATACAATCGTGTGGTTGTTTGCTTTGAGTACGTTCTTGTGCAGCATAGCCATTTGTGAAGCAGAGCGGTAATGAGTGGACGTGTAGTTAGCTTCATCCAGTACACTACGCTTGTAAGTTTCTTCATCAATGTCGATTGCTGCGACGAATTCGTTGAATGTTTTCATAAGAGTGCTCCTTGTTGGGGTAGTTATCGCATTACTTATTTAGTCGCGTAAAAGATATGACCCCCGATCCTTGTTGTTACTCTTTTGTTCTTGAAGTCACTGGTGTTTCGACAGTTCTTCGAATGAAAGTTTGTTGCTCCACCCGTGTTGTCTTTTGAAGCGATTGCTCTTCGAGCCACCTCTTGTGCTACTTTCCAGCTTTCATCCTTATCGCTTGGGATCTTAAACTTGTGTCTAGTCCAACTGAATTGGCCTTGTTTGAATACTTCAGTGCAGATGTTACTGTGGTTCTGTTTGACTCGGTTGAGTGTAACATGCGCGACAGCGTATTGGCCCTGTGGCGGCTCACCTCTTGCTTCGAAGTAAATGTTGAGCGCGAGGCAGAGTATAGCAGATTTGATTAGCATTAGCCCCTCCTTTCCATAGGAGGTGCCTAGCTCGATGTACTGTAGTCATTGACCACTCCTATGTTTACTCTATCCGATACAGGAGTTTGGAATACGGATTAGAGCAGTTTTAAGATGTCACCTCTTCGCTTCAACTGTAAGCAGTGGGGTGTAGTTGTCCTTCAGTAGCGTTGTTCAGCTTTTTTGAGATACTCTCTAAAAGCAATCTCGAACTTAACGGCTTTGATAAGTCGCTGTCTCAGAGATTCAATAAAACAACTGCGACATTCTGTCTGTTCTCCTTCTATGTGATGGCTACAGATTCCACTACGATCTGCGATCTCTTCGAGAATGGTATCTAGTGTTTCCATAGTCATGTTAGTCTCTTATGGTTGGTGCCGCTCCCTGGATTCGAACCAGGCACCTCTCGATTATCGGTCGAGTGCTCTAAACCAAATGAGCTAGAGCGGCTTATGATCTACCTGTACTACGTTTCTCTCTGCCGTACTGAAGTGTATTGATGATGAATGGGTCGATGTTTCCATCCATCGCAACTTCCACTGGCATCGAGATGCTACCATCAGTAGCAATGTTCCTCTCGAAATGATAAGTCCTGACAACATCAGATGACTCGCGTCTCTCTTCAGATTCTGTGCAGTACAGTGCAATCAGCTTCTTAGCGAGATTAGTGAAAGCTTCTCTCTGGTTGCTAAAGACGATCTCTTTGAGACTGCCCTGTACACATCAGCCCGCTTTCAATGTGAGTGATGCGACAGCAGTTCTGATGCTTATTGCGATACTGCCCTCCAGCACCAGTTCCAGAGAACCACTCCAACTTGAAGTCCTTCTTCGTCAAATGTAACTCTTTCATAGCAGTCTCCTTAGTGGAGCCCTCACCTAGATTCGAACTAGGTTATGCGGCTTACGAAACCGCCGCATCACCATCAATGCTTTGAGGGCACTTAATCGCCGTTAGGTTGAAAGCAACGGGTGTTCATATCTTCTTCAGTGAGAACATAAGATGATTTGATGTCTTTCGGGTACGGAGGCTGATTTAGTTCTTCCGATACAGCATTCCATATCTCAGTATCTGAAAGAACAGGAATAGCAGGCTTCGCCTTCTTACTCAACGCCGATTGGACTACTGAGTGCTCAACCAGTTCCGCAAGCAATGACGCATCCTCATCATTGAGGTCGGTACTCTCCATAAGGTTCACAGCGAGTTGCAGGATGAGAATAGAACGATTGATCTTATCTCTTTCAAATTCAATGCTCATCGACCTTGCCCCCTATATGGTTTCTTGGTACGTTTGTCATTCTTCGACTTGTATCGAGTGTTCTTGCTTGCACCGTCACTGGTCTTCTTGGGAACTGCTTCCTTCTTCACATTGGCAACTTGTGTCTTCACCTTAGCCATTTCATCTCCTCATCCAGGTTGTTAGTCTACGATCTTACCTGCTTTCTCGATTCTCTCTTTGTGATCAAGAGCGTCATTGACATCTTTATGCGTGGTATGATACTTGCCATTCACGTGCAGGTCATACGTTACATGACGAGCACTCACATTGGCTTCATTACTTGACTTCTTCTTGATCTCAACTTTGACGCCTTCGTCTAAAAACTCATCAAATGTTTTCATTGCTTACTCCTTTGAATGTGGTGCCCAAGGTTGGAATTGAACCAACGACCTCCCCCTTACCAAGGGGGTGCGACTACCTCTGTGCTACTCGGGCCTTTGTTATGATCGAATCCTTGTGATTACCCAGAAGTCATCTGATAGATCGCTATCGACGATAAACTCATACGGTAGATGGAAGAATCCATTGTTGCCCCAGTTCTCACCCCAGGAGTTGCGAACTACAAAGCACTGTGTAGCATCATTGTATCCAACAACGGCGACAGCGTGACCACCGAGCATCTTCTCATTGCTTGCTGGCATCTTGACGATACCTGTTCTAGCAGTTTCTTCCGACATGAATGATTCGTAAACTGCAATGCCGATCACAACAAGATTACGATCAAAGATAGCTGCTTTGAATGATTCAAGGTTCCTGGTCGCTCTATGATACTGAACAGCAGCATGCTTTACACCATCTTTGTAACAAGCCTTCACTGGCTTTTTAGTGAACTTGTTGATGTCATAAGGCCAATGCTTCTCTTGGCAAGCGCCCAACACAGCAACCGACTTGATGCCATCTCTGATCTGTGCCCCAGCGTCTACTTTGATAGTCCCTTCCATAGCTCTTTCATTGTAGTAGATGAACAAGCGGGATGGAATGAAGTCTTCTCTCGTAATCGCGTCTCTACGCTCGAACTGGATAGCTGCGGCAATAGCTTGAGCAGTACAACTCCCTAACTCACCCTGATCATAGATGGGCGGCATACTTGGATCATTGCTCAGATCAAATGCAGGTGGCAGTTGAGCTAACGTTGTGGGTCTTGGCGAGAACTTGAAGTCTCGCATATCAGGTACATCAGGAATCCATCCGACCTTTGAAAGTAATTGGCATAAGTTCTCCTATATGAATTGGAGCGGGTGAGGGGATTCGAACCCCTGACATCAACCTTGGCAAGGTTGCGTTCTACCACTGAACTACACCCGCGAAATAAGTTGGCTAGGCGCGGTGAGGTATCAACTAGGTCTTCAGCTCGACCATCGCATCCCATTCTCCGTTTACTGTCCCTACCTAGCCGCCGGCATCCTTTATTTATTGGTGGGTCGTGTTGGAATCGAACCAACTACCTCTTCCATGTCACGGAAGCGCTCTACCAAGTGAGCTAACGACCCTTCGTCCAGTGTGGGTTGTTGGCAGCTTTGCGCCACTTGACCCAGTAGGCTTTGTTGTGATACTCTCTACCCGATGCATTAGGCTTGTCGTTCCAAGGTTCTGGGATCTGAGTCCAGAAACTATGTAAACGATTGATGTGTCGAATAGGATCTACGCCCTCTTCTTTCAACTCATCGAGTGCAGCTTCCTCAGCCTTGCGACGATTCTGCACTCGCATGCGATGCAAGTAGTGACTTGGAAGAGCGTGCTTAGTTCGCGACATGATCACTGCTAACGGCAATCTCACCGCCACCAGGAAGAGCATAGACCAGATTTCCATCTCGAGTCAACGGCTTGTAGCCTTCTTCGTAACGAGTTGAGAAGTCGAGCTTAACGGGAGCTTGGAACTTGCCGATCTTGAGATGTGGAATGAATCCTGCGGCCGTTTCAACTCCGCCTTTCTCAGTATGTTCTGCCATTTTGATCTCCAGGGTTAGTTGACGACTGTGTGAATTATTGTAATGCCGTGCAGTGCAAAAGTCAACCTCTATTGAATGCTCTCAAGCATATCAAGAGCTTCTTCAAGAGTGGTGAAGTAGAGTTTCAATGTTCCCTGAGAAACCACAACTGAATCCGCGTAGATTGTAACAGTGAACCCGTTCAAACGAAACATTGTCGCACCTCCTCGTCAGTTGAATGAAACAAGTTTGTAGTTGTCCTCCCACATCAAGAGAAAGAACTTCTTCTCAACGAGACCTCGCAATGCCTTATCATAGGCTTTCTGATTCATGATAGTAGTGGATCTAGCTCGAGCATCATTCTCCATCTTTCCATACAACCAATGCTTGCACCAAGCAATCTCTGTGCACTCGACAACAGAGCGGGCAAATTTGAGCACTGTGAATTCGGTTGGTGTGAGTGATGGCATCGTCTAATGCTCCTTGTGTTGGTGATCCTCTCTGTAAGGTCGTGTCTAGATCTATGGCCCTTACCATTCCACATTCCCTTCATCACGTTCGCGAATAGATCTGAAGGTATAGAGAGGATTGAATAGGTGCCTGACAAGAAGTGATGAGATTTTTACGGTTTTGATTAGCAGTCAAATGTAATCCCATCGAGCATTCAGGCATGTTCTGGTGCCGCCAGGAGGAATCGAACCCCCGACCTTCTCATTACAAGTGAGTTGCTCTACCGTCTGAGCTATAGCGGCGTCTTAAGTGCAGAACTTTTCCATGTAGCACAATGATTCTACTCGAGAACTCAAAGTGTTGATATCGCAGTCATTCATGATCATTTTGTTCTGGCTTCTGATTGGAAGCGGTATGTTTGATGGATGCCCTTTCGTTGCATCAGGTGCGAAGTAGTCGGGTCTCAAGATATGTATTAGAACACCTCCCTCTGACTCTAGCCACTCCGCCTCATTTGGGAACCTAACATCTTTGATTATGACCCCAGTTGGGCACTCTCTTATGAACTTGGATGCTAAACGCAACCACACATCGGGTTGAATCAGATCCCTACCCCACTCCGTTCCTAGAGTCTCTAACAGATAGCGAAGAGATATAGGTTGATCTGATGTTGACAGCCAGGGGATTGGGTTCGCTTTCGCCAGTCTATCTTGATACTCTTCGCTCTTTCCATCTATCCCAAATCCAGCTTTCACCATCTGGTAGAGGGGATCAGCAAAGCCGTAGATCGTATATCCAGTTCTCAATGCGATCATTGCGGCGACTGTGTCTTTCCCACAGCCCGCAATCGTATTGGATCCTGTCGTACCAGTCAATCCGATCAATCGTTTCATTCTCACCTCATACATTGTTTGGCATCCCAGGAAGGATTCGAACCCTCGTCGCATGGTTTTGGAGACCAGCATCGTACCGCTAGACCACTGAGATGTTGTTTGGCTGAGGGGGTGGGGATCGAACCCACCTCCATCCTGATTAACAGTCAGGTGCACTCGCCCTGAGTGCTACCCCTCAATGAATTGGTCTCCGTGGCAGGACTCGAACCTGCGTCCCCGCGCCCCAAACGCGGTGCTAAACCAAGCTCAGCTACACAGAGATTGTTTTGGTGCCTCCCCTTGGTATCGATCCAAGCCCTGCGGATTTTCAGTCCGCTGCTTCCACCTGGTTAGCTTGAGAGGCGTTATCTTCAAATTTTAACTCCACAGCAATAGAATGAGTTTTGGCATCGTTGTACATTGATACATGAGACTCGCCTATGCGAACTTTGCCTCTATAGGAACGATCAACCGGAGCTATGGAGTTAAACAGGTTGATGCCTACTGTAGTCCAGACTTCGATATCAGCCTGTGTCGTATCAATGGGCACCTTTATTCTCAAATCATTGTTACGAGTGACTGTGAACTTAACGAAATCACTTGTCAGCTTCGGTTCAACAAGGATGCTGTTGATCATAACTATCTCATTATCAAGTTGAATTGGTGGGCGGTCCAGGTAACGATCCTGGCGGGCCGAAGCAGCAGATTTACAGTCTGCCCCGTCTCCTTAGCGGTCTACCCGCCCGTTGTTTATGGTTTGTCTTTCACTCGGATGAAGGTGTCTGCATACACTTGCACCCACACCTTCTTATCCATGACGAATCGCTCTGAACTCTTGAGCGCAATGTACCGCACGATGAAGAATGGCAGTATCTGAGTCCACGGTCTCATCATTAGAATGCCCTCTAGGTTGATTTCATTGGAATAGTATAGCGCAGTTTCAAGTGAAAGTCAAGTGCCAGGTAAAGGCGAATCCTCTAACATCTTAATCAGTTCTTTATACACATCAGATTCAGGATCCAACTTCTCTAAGACTATGTCATCAAATGAAAGCACCCTAACGACATAGTAGAGACCTTCATCTGCATCGTGTATGTGGATGTTTACTGGTGCAGCAAACGCATCTTCGATTGATTGACTCTGCTGATCTTCAGGCTTGGCAATGAGATCAGGATCAAGAACACGGTAACACTGGATTACATTCTTCATTCATAGTCCTCAGTTTGGAGCGGATAGAGGGAATCGAACCCTACTCTGCACAGCTTGGAAGGCTGGCGGCCCACCTCGAGCTTACCCGCAGTTAATCTTCACTCAGGAGATTCGCTAACTCCTGCACACTCATCTTCTTGAGATCTTCAATTCGGATCCAAGATGTGTCTAGCACTTGTTGATAGGCGCGTTGTCTAGCCTGTTCCAACATTTCTAGCCAGATCTTCTGATCTGATCTAATGGCTTCTCGCATGGATCGATGACTCGAGATGAGTGCATCAACACTGAGATTGTCTACTCCGAACTCACTGCCGTAGGCGATGATCTTCTCATAGGCATTCATATTCATCCTTCTTGTATTTATAGCTGGTGGGCCCCGCAGGACTCGAACCTGCATCCTCAGAATTATGAGTTCTTTGCTCCACCTGTTGAGCTATGGGCCCAGTATGTGGTAGGTGTCCTAGGAATCGAACCTAGATTGAGGCCTTAAAAGGGCCATGTTCTACCATTGAACTAGACACCCGTTAACTTGGTACACCGTAAGGGAGTCGAACCCTTATTTCCCAGCCTGAGAAGCTAGTCGCCTGGGCCATTAGCAGAACGGTGCGTTGATTGGTAGGAGCGTAGGGGATCGAACCCTCCTCTGCGGATTAAGAGCCCGCTGCTTCGCCGCCAAAGCTTCACTCCCATTGAATCTGGTGAACCGTATGGGTTTCGATCCCATCTGAGTAGTTTGAAAGACTACTGGCCACACCAGCCGCCCCACGGTTCGTTATCTACTTCACTTCGCGTACGTACCTCAGATTTGAGCATTCGATAACGACGTTGTTCCCCAGATCAAAGACGAACTTCGGAGTCCTACCTTGATAGATCTTCTCTTTGAACTGAGCCGGGACCCATACGCCGATCGACAGTCGATAGTACTCATAGTTCACATCAGTTCTCAACTCACTTTCAGTTACCATCAAGATCTCCTCGTCGGGTGATTGGCGACACCTAGGGGATTCGAACCCCTCTATATCCTGCGTGACAGGCAGGCGTCCACACCTAGCAGACTCAGGTGCCAATGTTCTTTAGTCAACTCTCGGGTGCAACCCCACAGCGTTGGCTTTCTTTACGAAATTCTCTTTGCCTTGGAAGGTCTTAACCTGCCCGTCGCAATACTCGTACCAGTTTCTCGACTGCCCGTTCTTCTGAATGCTCTTTGCAGTAGCTAATGCTTCCTTACGGGAATCGAAGGGACCACACCAATGCCATTCTGTGTTGTCTCCGCCGCGCCGTCCATGTCCGTTGATGTAGCTGAACATAGCATAAAACTCGACAGTCGTTTCGGTCATCTCTATTGCCCTTAGTGTGGAAGTTAGTTGAGGGTGACGGTTATCCCTCTCTACCTTCTCGTAGTAGACGCTAAGTGACTTGCGGCGATGCTAGTTACCTCGTCTCGATCGTGTAGCCCGCGGGCTCCGTATCGTCGTCTAGGCTCTGCCGCTTACTTCATCACCCTCCACGGAGAGTAAGTCACTTCATCGAAAACGCTAACTTGTTAGTCAGGATAGAGTCAGTTCGCCAGCATTGTGGTCAAGGCGACCGACTCTATCCTCAAGGGTGGCCCAGCACCCTTTTAATTCGGCGTTAGTTCCGAATCCTTCTTAGCGGGAGAATCGAGCAACCAAGGCTTGGCCGTCGGTGGCGTGAAAGATGAAGACGTTGATCTTCTGCTCGACCAGATCCATCGCAGCCTCATGCCCGGACAGCCAGTAGTCGGCGATCAGATCACCCATCTCCTGGCGGAGGCGCTTGGGGGCCTGGGTCAGACGAGGCAGCTTCTCGCCGATGTTGTGGCGGATGTGGTCCCGGGCGCGCTTCATTCCGGTGTCACGACCTTGCATCCAGACGGCCTTGCGATAAGCATCCGCGATGTCAGGGACAGTGATTTCACCAGTGGCGTCTTCGATCCAGGTGTAGAGTTCGTTCAGGTTCATTTTTGAAGCTCCGAGGTTGATTGACGACTTTGTAATCATATTGTAGCATCCTCGTACCACAAAGTCAACCGGGTTGCCAAAATATTTTAGTTGCAGCGGTCGGCGCCGTCGAAGGGTATGCCGTACATGTCGGAAAGGTCATCTGATGTGAGAGGATGCGGAACGCTGGGGTTAGCCGATCCCATCCCACCTAGCCCGTACATCGGGTAGAGGTCTTCGTCGTCATCGGAGACATCAGGAACTTGTACAGTGACTATATCTGACTTCTTGAAGAAGAACTCCTGCCTGGGCACCAATGTTGTCGCTCTGAGATCAGATTCTTTACGAAGCATCCTGCCGCCCCACTCAAAGTCTTGGCCGAGGGTGATCTCTCCAAACCTAACTCGTTTTGACGCCATCTTCGTCTCCTCTGTACTCTTTGAGTAGATGTTGTGTGATTCGTTCTTTCAGAATACCCACAGCTTCGTGAATTTCTTGAGATGTGGTGCAGTATAGCGGGCCTTCTTCAATGTACACAGTTCCTTTGTTGCCTATCAGTTGAACTGTCACTTCGACCCTTTGCACCATCTCTTGGGTTTGATTGTCCCACAAGAGGACCTTAGATGTTTCGACATTGTATGACATTGAAATGTTACCTATTTAGGCAAATCATTTGGAATGTGGATCTCTTGACCGCAGTGTGGGCAAACAGTTTTGGAGTCTTGCTTCTTCGATTGCTTCAAGACCTTTCGAATGGCTTTGTTCTCTTTTAGTAACTTCTTCAGCATCTGTTTGTTGCGGTCTGCTCTAGGCTTCTCCAAGATCTTTCGAATCCTGTCTCTTTGCCTGTTAGCCTTATCTTGAAGCACACCTAGCATGGATGTGATTTTGGGTACTTCTACTGACTCATCCATGTTTCTTGACATACTCCTGCATCACTTCAATCGCATCAGCCTTGAAGATACATCCGACCAATGATTGCTGAATCTCATTGATACACCTGGGGAAGGTCTTGACTCTCTCTCTGTTGTATGCTTTCCTCATCGCTGCAGAAGTAGCTGCTATTAGCTGATAGTCACTAACAATCGTGCTTTCGTTCATAACACCTCGCTATAAACTCTCTTCATAGTGTGTCCATTAGTGGTACCCTAGACTGGATTCGAACCAGTGACCGCGCCCTTAGGAGTGGCGTACTCTGACCTCTGAGTTACTAGGGCCTAAGTGTCGATGTAAGCTCTTCTGATGGCACAATCGACCAATTCATCGAAACCATCATCGTCAATCGGACGATTCTCATTGAAAAGAGCCTTCAATCTTTTAGGTGTATAATTTTTGCTCTTTTTGGCAGCCTGAATAAAACCTAGCATATCGAAGGCTAGGTGCTTGTCTTTAAGTTCTTGGATGAGAAGATCTAACGGCATGCCTATCGAATCAACCAATCTAAAGATAAACGCCCCGCTGATAACAGGTGTCGAACCATCTACTCCCACACCCATGAATATCTCTTCTTTTTTCATGATATGCTCATTGTTTGGCGCCCCGTAGAGGAGTCGAACCTCTCCCTACAAGTTTAGAAGACTCGTGGCTGGATTCCGCCAGACGGGACTGGATAAGTGATGGGGTTCTTTTCGACCCAAAAGATACAGTAAGCAGTCTGTTCGGTAATCATATCGATTTGAGAACATCTTGCTTTCCACAGTGGAGGATTCTGACACCGCCCCTCCCACCGGAGACATTCCAAACAGATCTTATTGGTTTCCATCATCACCTCATTTAGAAATACTGATAGCCTGAATCTCTCTTCATCGGAATCTCTACGAACTCGTCGCCAGTTCTGAGGCAACGAATGAGATTGAGACGATTCTTGTTCTTTACCTTCTTGTTCAGCCACTTGCCGTATCCACTAGGAGGATTCCACTCTCCTGGATGATTGTCACAATGATACTCCACATCTTGCAAGTGGATGATCTCTTCATCCGTCTTTCCAGGATTGCGATTTCTGTACCAGTTACGAACACACTCGCTGTATGAGTTCCATGACTCTGCGATGTGCGACTTCTTGTGTTTCCTTCGGTAAGTTCTTGACATTGTAGGACACCTCGAGTTGATTACACAATCGAGTGTCCTCTAGAAGTTTGAACAGACGCTTCTCGCCTTCAGTCATTTGAGGGATCATCTCAGTCTATTACTCCTGTTAACGTCTTTCAGATATCGGTCGATTCGACCAGCCTGGGACAGGGGCGCAGTAGTATCAGAACCTTTCTTGCCATAGCCTTGTGCATCGATAGCCGCTTTGACAGCTTCAATCACTGCTTTCATCGTTCCAACAGAATACGGGAACATATCGGTCATCTTACCGAGGCTGAATGACTTCTTATCGGCCATGTATCCGTAGATGTCCTCGAATGCCTTAGGATCAGTTATCCCTTTCTTAGAGAGTACTGTTTTGATAATGCCTTCAAGGTCGATGGCTTTGTTCCTCTCATCCGTCTCTTTGCTTTCAGCTATGAATTCTTCGAATAACAACATGGTACTGCTCCTTGTTATAGTTTGGAGTCCTGGGAGAGATTTTAACTCCCCTGAGACGGGTTGCAGCCGTCGGCATAGTCACTCTGCCACCAGGACATTGTTTTTGCGTGCTACCACAACGATGTGAACTTCTGAATAGCCAGGAACGTCATGGCATTTGTAGATTGCAACTGTTTTCACACCATCTTCAACATCGACAGGATTGAATTGCGGAACATGATCTAGATCAAAGTTTAGCTTACAACCTGTGGATCTAGTCTGCATGGTGATTGTTTTGGGCCCCGAAGTAACTCACAACAATCGCTGAGTTGCTCCATCAAATCATCACAGTTACTCATAATCATCTCCTCGTAATATCGAGCGGGCAACGCGATTCGAACGCGCATCTTGAGGGTCGGAAGCCATCACGCTCTACCTTTGAGCTATACCCGCGCATTCGGTTAACGGGTGTACACCCTCAATTGGAAATCTGATTCGCGGGTATGATGGTTTTCAATGACAAACACTTCAGGGTAACGACTCTTCAGATACTCGATGATTGACGCCTTATCTTGTCCAGTAGGCTCATCATTGAGGTTGATGACCACGTAATCGAACAGCAATCCTCGATCAGTCTCCTGTCTCCATGATGTCAATCGTTCTCCAAAGATTTGAGTTACCATGTCTTCAAAGCTTTTCATCTAGAACTCCTTGTGCTGTAATCCGCAAGCCAGTGTCTGAATACCGAGGCTACGCCACAATCTTACGATCACTGGACGATCATCGATGGCCAGCACCACATTGTATTTATTCCTGATGTAAGCGTCAAACAACTCACGCTTGACGATGGCGTCCCTTCTCATATCTTTGAATGGGCGCATGAATAGATCATCGGGCTCGAATCCGAGGTGACTGACCAACCAGTTCCAAGTGAACTCTCTGGATATCTCATCTCGACCACTGGTCACTACAATCTTGTACCCTTGAGCTTTCAATCCTCGCACTACATCACACACCACAGTATCAGAGCGGTCAGTGTGTACAGCCGTCCAATCATAGATGTTACGCGTGGTTGTATGAGCCACCGTTCCGTCGATGTCGACGATCACTGCTCTGGGTAGAGTCTCATCACCTACATACCTCTCACAGAACTGATCCCAGTACTTCTCGATCTGTTCTGCGATAGCGTGGCTACCGACAGGGTTGATTCGCGAGAGGTCTCTCTTAACGGCCACTTCGTAGTCGATTGGGAAGAACTTCAAATCCACATCCCACCCTGCTTCTTCAAAGACTCGCGTGAGCCAATTGCGCGTCTTAGGATTGAGATTGGTGTCACTGATGACAACACCATCCAGATCAGGATTGGCGAGTACTTGTTGGATCAGCAACTTCCAGCGTTCAGATGTTTCTTTCTCCCAAGTGCGGCTCCAGTCACTCCAACGGAATCGAGGAAATCCGGTTTTGATCTCAAAGACCTCTTCTCGGATCTGATCTCTGTTGATGTTGTGCCAGTTCTCTCCACACTTCACTTGATTTTGAACGAACTCCTCAGCCCAAGTCGTCTTGCCGCTAGCGCTGATTCCAACAGTTAAGATACACTTTTTCATGATTTTACCTTGTGTTATCGAAGATTGTACTTCGTCTCAAACTCATAGACATTCATCGTCTCTAGATCATCGTAGACTTGATGCAATCCGTGCTCTTCTACGAATGCTTTGTGGTCGATGCCTTTAGCTGCAAGATACTTCTGATTCCAGACAGGAGTGCCGTTCTTCGGACGCATGATGCGCTGATCAGCTTTTGACAGTTTCTGAGATGCATCTGAGGCTTGGGTCATGAGTTATACCTCTGTGTGTTAACTGTGAAAGCGTATAATAGCATACTCCTGCCTGGAAGTCAAGAGGCCTACCACTTCCAGCGAGAAAAGAAATCTCTCATCTTTGAAACACATGATGTGACGCTATGATCAACACGCTGTACTGATGTGCCATAGCCCCATTCCGCTCCCTCACGTACGTCGTGGAGAGGTCTCTTGATGGTGTACCTAGGATGATAATCGGTCCAGAGCCCAACATAAGTGGAATCATTCATCCAGTTGATGCCAAACAAGAGACAATCAACTTTTGATGTGCGATTGAATCTCAAATTAGCAACCGAGTCAAGGCCATCTCGATAACTAACCGTCGAAGCTTTGACGTTGAGGCGTTTGCGACCCACCCCCCTATCTAACAACGGATAGCCTGAGATATCCCATCCAATGCTCTTCGCAGGCACCCCATTGTATGTGTAGATGTTGTTATCTGCCATCATCAACACTAACGAGGAATATCTTTCCATGATTGTAGAGTACCCATTACACATTGCAACGCCTGCGATGAATGAGTCGACGTGAGGAACTCCTGTCTCCGTACAGAGCAGTGTTGCTATCGCTCGAAACGACTCAGTCGGGTAGACATTGAAGTTGTGAGTTAGCTTGTCGAAACGTCCAAGCTGGTAAGAATCATAAAGTTTATCAAAGCATATAGTTCCGCATCTTTCACCTCCTAATGTAGGATTTCATAATGTATTAACACCTGCCTATCATTGTGGCAAGAGCTGAGGCAGAAGTCAACGAGTCAACGCCACCCCGAGCTACTAACGCAACAGCAGATGCTGCAAGATGAGCCATGAGAATGGTGGACATACTTGCTCCTGCGAGAGAGTAACCAATCACCATAAACCAATCCCCTGCAAGGTACAGGGTGACGATGTAACGAAAGATCATGTTCATCCTTCTTATCCTTTTGAGTTTGGCCTCCAGGTCTTGGTCCAATGTTGATCAGTTTGAACATGACCTTTGCGTACCCATTTAGCTACTACCCAGTCCCAATCTTCAAATGCGATAGGACCGTCGACTCGAACTACAAACCCTTCTTGTTTTTCTGAATCTAGATTGTACTGCAAATGACGGATCTGATCTTCATCCCACAAGCCCTTCCACAAGACAGGAACCGTCCAGAGGCCGAGTAGTGAACTCCATTCAACCGTTTCATCCCAAGATAGGGCTGTATTGGTCTCATCAAAGATGGCGAATACTTCAATCCAATCGGTGAGGTTGTCGTAGCGGATGCTGTGTTCAGCGTAGAGATTCTCACCAACTATGCGCCACTCTTCAGGGAGATCGATGCAACGCTCGCGCCACATTGCTTTCACTGCATCCTGCCAAGGATGGTTAGTTCCATCAATGCTGCGAGCGTGCACCGTTCCATCACGATACAACGATGTACACTCGCCGTCGCGTTTCTCAGTTACGATGACTCGACGCCCTTCAAACTGATCTGTTGATCTAAGAACGCGATCATCGCTACCTACCCCGGGACTCCAGGGCAAGTGATACGTACGGGAGTGCTTGACCTTCATTTCATTATCCTCTAGTTCAATTTTCCACAAGCAAGAACGAGACTGCGTTTAGGCTACATGACACGTACTCCTCTGTTTGAGTTATGAATCAATAGAAAGTCAGGCCTTACGAACCTCCCAGCGTTGAATTTTCCCTACTGGGCGCAACTCTTTGATCAACTTCGGTTTACCGATCTCGAGAGCCTCTTCCTTAGAAGTGGCCATAACCGGCTGACAGTACATTCCGGTGAGTGTATAACCGACGACTTCGAACTCGATCATTTGTGTTGCCTGCTGGAAGGTTGGTTGACTTACAGGTATATTATAGCATCTTCGTACCGTAAAGTCAACCAGATTCTGCTAATCGCGGTCGGGAGAAGGTACTAGTGGCTGGTCGAAGAATCTCTCGATCTGTTGGATCAGACGATGGAACAAGCGAGGGCTCACATCGAACATGGCTGACCATACATTAGCAATAGGGCAGATAGAGACTACTGCCCTTCCAATGAGAGTACCAATCTTATCAGTTGGGCGGTAGTAGCCGACAGCCATCATTGCTCGCCCATTGTCAGTTCCTTCCACTGCCTTGGCGGCAGCCCTTGCAGTGACGTATTCGCTCCTGGCTTTGAGATCTTTCTGATAGTTCTCAAATGTCCTCAAGGTGTAGCCGACAGCACAGATGCCCAACGGCAACCAGTATAGAAATAGCGCAATCCAGGGGTTGGCCCAGTATCCGAGAATGTAGTCAATCATAGGAAAGCTCTCAGACTGGACAGACCAACACGTTGGCCAAGCAGATCAATCATAGAAATCATTTCAACTTGGATGGCCTGGCGAGTAGGAGCAGAGATAGCACTCGGATGATCAGCGGGGTTAGGGCAATCTTCTGGTGGCTCCAAACTGTTTCCTAGAATGACCATGAGGGCCTTGAGACTGATGTAGTCACATAGAACAGGCTCAGCTTCTGAAAGGACGAAGTAGATCGAGTTGTTGTGGAGTCGATTGCGAGCTATCTGATTGCCCATCTTGCGAATCCATCTCGAGTCATTAGGATTGAAGACACTCCACCCAACTCTGACTTGACGAGTCTCGTACTGAAGTTCAGTACAAACCGTCAGAATAGCTCCATTGATCAAGAAGTGATGTCGAAAGCGTTGCGCACTTGTTTTTTCACACATTATGTAGTCCTCTTTAGGGTTAACCAACGACAGCAACTTTCGGTGCCGATTCCATTGGTACGTTGAGATAGCGTTTGTAGACATCTTCAATCTGAGCATTGATCTCAGTGATTTTGATGTTCAACGCTGATAGCTCCTTTTGCTTTTGGTCTTCAAGCCAGGCTAGAGCGAGCGCCTGATCGGTGAACAGGAACATGCCTGCCACCGATCGTCTAGTCCCATTAGTGTATTGGACAACCAGCCTATCTGTCAAGCTCTCGGTTAGTTTGACGAAGATGGCACAGTAACGAATGCCGCATAGTCTCCCAAAGCTCAACATCCCATCCGTAGAGTATGCGGTAGAATGCCCTACTATTCATTATCGTCCTCCTTCATTGAAAATGATATTTCACAGGTTCCATCGCAATCGTGATGGATATCTGTCTTGAGTTTTGCGTTAGCTGTTCGCTTCACTGCTTTGAACACTTTCTTGCCTGGGCATTGAAACATCGTGATTGTTACTCGGTCTCCCTTCACTTCAACCTCTTTCACCCTAACCGTAGTCTTACTGATGATATCATCTATGATTGTAGAAATGTACTTCGAACGTGTTTCAAGTGATACCATCGCATATGATCTCTAGATGTCTACAGTTAGTGGGACGTAATCATGAGAGCGACCATACAGCTCACCAATATATCCCATTGGGTGACAGACTACTCGACACTGTTCAACATTGTAATCAAAATCACTGTGGCAGTGCCCATGCGCCCAGAGCTTGATCTTGGTGTTATCTACCATGATGTGCTCTAGATTGCTTGCAAAAGCCCCGTTGAACATGCTGGTCTTGTAGTATGGAGCGATACTCTGATACGATGGGGCATGGTGTGTAAGTACAGCGATCTTCTTAGCTTGAGTGAACAACCAAAGCATCTCATCAATGAAGGTCGTATTGATGTTGAAGAGTGAGACTGTGTCATCAGGGCTGATTGCTCTTCCACGAGATGACACTCCCTTCAGTGAAGGAAAGATGTAAAAGTAATCAGAGATCCCTTTCTTACACTCGAGTTTAGTCATCGGATCGTTCCTGTGCATATCACTCCATAGTGTTGTTCCGATGAACGTAACATCTCCAATAGTCGTTGCGTCGTTATCCAAGACGTGAATGTTGTGGTAACGAGACAGCTCTTCTCTTATGTAGTCTGGAGTTGAATCCAGACAACCATAGTAGAACTCATGATTGCCTAAGATGAAGAGCACTCTTTCCCAGCTATCGCTCATCCTCTTGAATATCGGCAGCATCTTTCTGATCTGTCTGACTTCACACATATCACCTAACACCGCTAGAACAGGAGCGTTCGCAGTGTAGAACTGATCGCCCAGATCAGTTAGATCCCTAAGGTGCATGTCACTTACGATATCGATGAGCATTACAATCTCCAGTGTGTTGTTAAGAACTAGGTTGTGTACGGAAAGACCACTTAGGATCAAATCCGTACTGGATGTAGCGATACTTCTCAGGAACATTGCCTGGATCCAATTCGTGTACGAGCTGGTTGTTGAGAAACACATCTATCTCCTGCCAGATCGTGAAAGGATCCAACACTTTCATGAATCCTAACGGCTTCAATTCTGGACTACCTTCGATCGAGTACTCTTTGGATCTCCAATCGCTGACTAGGGGGCGGATGATAAACACTGGAGTGTTAAGCATCTCCCAAGGCTTACTGGTCTGCACTTCTCTATTGATTGCGAAGAACCATTGCGGGTAGGCTGGCTTATCATAGAACCTGCAATCATCTCCCATGATTCCATGTCCCGTGAAGAATGAGTCGAAATCATAGTACTGCTTAACGAAAGTGTTCCATTCATCTCCACGATAGTATCGAAACTGAGCTTCTATCATCGGATACACCTTGCCTGCAACGCATATCAGACAGGCTATGCAAGAATGATTGATTCCGCGCACTCGACTGACATGATATCCATTCTTGAGGACAATCGCGTCTCTGGGTTTGAATACAGTATGAAGATACTCGTATTCAATTCGCAGTAGTGTCAAGACTTTCTGGACTTCGTCTTTACTAGCTTGGAAAGAGTTCCTGACCCACACCACTCCCTGTTCATCGTACTGAGTGTTCTGTACAGAATCATAGTAGTCACGAAACTTGCTGAATACTCTCACGTGCCCTCTCCGAGATGTAGTACGGTTGCATTATAAAGTAGAGATGCCAGTCGATCTTATCAGAGAACTCGACTAGCATCTCTTGTGTCAAATGAGTGTTGCGTTGCACTAATCGCCAGTTCAGATTGTCTCTTTCGTTCCGAAGGATCTCTATGGGCAAGTTAGGAGTTCTCGACAATCTATCCCAATCTGTCATTTCAGTGCATCTACGCAATGTGTGTATGAGTAGAAGTAGAATCCAGTGATCTCCGCATAGTCACGCCAGGTCTTAGTCGTAGACAGTATTGGCCTATCTGCTTTCTCTGCCAAGTTGAATGCCGCCTCTGCGCCATCAAATGCACCATTGGCCTTCAACCAAGGACCCAAGAAGCACATGTTGTCGTAGTATCCTGGGGCTGACGGGCCCAAGTTGCAGATTGCTGGGGGCAGCCATTCAGCACTGATGATTGGAAGTACCTTGACCTTGGTAGTGGGAGCTGCTCTCTTGATTTGATCAAGACGAGACTGAACCTTCGGGTACAACTTTGATCCTTTGTCGACATACGAGTGCATGTACACACGATCAACGAGTTTGATTAGAGCAGTCATCTCACTCTGGGTAGTCCATCCGATGTAGGCTCCGATAACCGTACCAGGCGCTGCTTTAGATCGCATGTACTTAAGAATCGTCGTTGCGTTGGTGGTGAAGTCTCTTGGTGAGTTGTTCCACCATTCGTATTCAAGCCACAATCCATCGATCTTGACCGATTGAGTCTCTAAGAACTTGTTGACTCTATCCATCTCTGCAGTTCCGCCGACAGCGATAGATACAAACTTCACTCCTTGTGCCCTCACTTTCTCGATCAGAGACTTAAGCTCTGGCTGCTTCAATGGAATGACTCTAGTCGCGACAGGGCCACCAGTGTAGAAGGTCAATTCAGTGAACCCATACTTCTTGATGAAATCAAGGAACTGTTGGGTTTTGGTTGTGTCAGTTACGATGGAGTAGAGTTCTCCAACTAGCAATCCTCTCATAGTGCTACCTCCTGATGGATTTGCAGAAACGATAGATGAAATGAGCATGAGACATGCTCCGAGATAAGTATTTATACATTTCATTAGTACTTCGTCTTCCACAGGTAGGCGTGCCTTTGGACATAGTTGGGCACATAGTTGTCACGGTAAGAAGATCTATTGATGAGCTCATCAATGCAAGCTACTGTCCTCACTGCTCGCATGAAGAATCCTCCATAGAGTGAATAGAGCGGGAACACGATACAAGGTAGCAAGTCACGCTTAAGATTCACACTGTAGAACATAACAGTGAGGACTTGGAAGAATCCAAAGATCCCATACCCGAGTGCAACGCAAACGGATAAGTTCTTGATAGTCTGCCAATCCAGATTCAAAAACAGAGCGCCTAACATGAACCAGAACGAGAAGGTACACCACACTGAAAAGAACATGGTGTCGTACCAGTACAAGAAGTTCGTGAATCGGAAGTTGTTGCTCACCAGACTGGCGCCTTCGATATGCTTGCGAAGATGGATTCTGACGATTCCCATATCCCAACGGAGTCTTTGATTCCATAGTTGCTTCCATTTGATCGGAACATCCGTATAGCACTCTGACTCAGGTACGAACACCACCTTGTAACCCATCTTGCGAATGCGGATGGTGATATCTGAATCTTCACTAGGTCCAACATCCATACCGTATCCACGACGGAAGATGTCTGTTCTGAATGCACCAAAGGCACCACTGATAATGGATAGCATCCCCATTTTAGCTGAGAGCACTCTACCCACCATGATCGAGATCAGATACTCATAGGCTTGGAATAGCGTGCATAGGCTGTCTGTAGGATTCCTGACGAGGATACAGCCCGATGTTCCGCCCACTTCAGGATCTCTAAACGGCTGCACCAATCGGTAGATAGCATCAGGTCCGAAGGTGCTGTCTGAGTCGATGACGACAATGATCTCTGCAGTGATGTAAGGGTATGCGAAGTTCTGTGCAGTGCTCTTGCCACCACCATGAGGACGTCTCAGAACCAAGACATCACTATGTGTCTCTGCAAACTTAGACGCAATCTCGAATGTACCATCTGTAGATCCGTCGTCGATGACTATGATCTGGAGAAACGGATAACTGCCGTGGATTGTCTCCAGGCACTGTCTCATTGTTGCAGACTCGTTCAAGCCAGGAATGAGCGCACACACTGTAGGCAGATAGGCTCCCTTTGGGGTTTGCTTTCCATGCCATAGATCCGAAAAGAAAGTCCACATCAGCAAGACTAGGTTTGCGAATAGGTATCTAGGACCATCTAAGAGCAGCATCCCACTGAAAGTCATGAGATACTGCTCTGTACTGAATCCTGAGAACCAGTACAGAGCATCGTAAATCATAGCATTGTGTACTCCATCAGGTTGATTTCTTTCGCTTCTGTGACCAGGAAAGTCGTTTCACAGCACAAGCATCGGCCAATGAGCTTAGCGTTGTTACCTGTCCAACCGCAATCCATGCAGCGCTGCAATCCGGCAGAGACATCGTAGTCCACGTTGATGATTAGACCATCCTTATGACACTTACCGCAAGCGAGAGAGCCCTGCTGGCGATTGATTGTGAATGTCTCAAGGAGATCGACGTTCCCGCAAGCGTAATGGTGCACCAGTTGATCAGGTCGAGTAGCATGAGAACCGCAGGATGGACACCCAGGACGAATAGTGAAAGCTACACACTCGCATTCCGGGCATATCAACACTCTATCGACAACTTTGGATGTTGCAACTCCATGCTTTACAAATAGATCGAGAGACTGTTTATCAATGCGGTACTGATAATCGTTGCCCTCTATGAAGGAGGTATAAACAACGCATCCAGTTGGATCAACAAAACGATGGCATTTCACAGTCATTACACCATCTTTGAACCTAGATGTCCCAGCCATCACAGGCACAGGAACCGTTGTGTTGCTGAAGTGAAGAACTCCATAGCTGAATGCGATAGGGATAGACGTCTCTATTGAGAGTGAGAACTTATCTTCCGTGATCTCACAATCCCCAGTCCACTCACCTTTTGAGGTGGCTAGTTTAGCACTGATCATAGTACCTCACTTCTTCTCGCTTGCGCTGGCAGTTTCACCAGTTAAGAAACTAGCGACTTGAGTCAAGCCAGTGATTGATTCGATCACATTTGGGCGCTTGATAGTGCTCCCTACGATAAACGTGTTGATGTCAGCATCCTTGGGTTGCAAGTATACTTTGATCAACTTGTCATCCGCAGAGTAGTTGCGCTTGATCTGGTCTGGTGGGGCTGCTGTGTCTCGGGATAGAGCAACAACCCTAGTTTTGACCGTCTTATTGAGAGACGGACCCCACACATCTACTTCTTCACCAATCTGTGGGACTCGCGCCGCTGGGTTGTAGTACAGTACCAGCTTCGTAGAGTTGTCTTCGACGATGTTGAAGATCTCGTCTCCAGTGATTCTTTCACCAGCGTGATGAGTAATCGATGAAACAATGCCTGTCACTGGACTGGTGATTTCCCCTTCAGCGATCTTCTCCTCTAGACGCTTCTTCTCGTTCTTGAGGTACTCGAGCTTCTTCGTCAATGGAATGATCTGTGAAGATCCGTCGTCATCCACAGTAGGGCGGGATCTTTCGATGCGAGACTTCATTGCTGCAATCGTATTCGTCTTTCCAGAGATCAACGCTTGTGACTGAGCAACGTCTGCCTCTGCTTTGTCTAGATCGAGTTGGCTCACAGCTCCCTGACCTTTGAGCAGCCTGATACGAGACAGGTTAGTCTTCTGAAGAATCAGCTTTGCTTTGATCTCTGCCAGTTGTCCTTCTTCAGTGGTTAGCTGCCCAGTTGCTTCGTAGAACGTGTCATTGTTGCGACCACGGTTCCAACGGTTCTCGCTTTCCTTAGCAGTTATCTCGGATTGAGTAACTTGGATCTCATCTTCAATCTTGAGAAGTTCACGATAGTCATTAGAGTTAGTAACCTTGGCGACATAGCTTCCTGCCTCAACAGGCATACCTTCAGTCACTTCCAACCTTTGAACCTTGCCTTCGATAGGAGAGTAGACACCAACGACATTCGCAGAGACTACTCCGAAGGACTCATAACGGAAGTAAGTGTTCCATACATTGTATGATCCATAGCACACTGCTGCAAGGACAGCAGCAATCACTAGCTTCTTGCCTTTCCTGGGAGGGATCTGCCCTGGCGCTGTATAGTTCAACGATGAGATTGGTACGAGTTCTGGAATTGCAAGATCCGTCCCCGCTTGCTCTTGTAAGTATGACGAAGTCTTCAATGCACAGTCATTCTTGGGAAACCTTTTAAGGTTACTCACTGCTATCTCCTTAACGAGTTAGGATGATTGAGAATACGGATTGGGCTGTAATGGATTTGGGGATATCTCGAGTTCCTGTTGCAACAGGAGTCTCAAGGGCTTTAGGGACAAGATTGATCGACACTTGCGTCGCTTCTCCTGGATTGCCGTCTCCAGTGATGATATCGAATTTGAACGCGCCTGTTTGATCAAACTGTGTATCGGGTGCCGAGAACCAAGGCTTCGTGTACCACCCATCAGTGAATGACAGAACCGCTATCTTGTAGCAGCAGGGGCGCGCATTGGATACCACTCCCTCCCATGACTCAAGTGAGCCTTTTACTGGGATCTTGGTGATAGTGATGTACGGACCAGCTTTGACGTCAACAGTATACTGGGCATCAAGATGCTGCTCTGGCAGCCTGAACGTCCAAGATGGATCTGAATGAGCACTTGAGAGAAGTAGACAGAGCGGAATGCTCTTGAGTAGTTTGAATTTCATGTTAACCTCCTTTATACCTATACGTGCCAATTATAGGTGGGTTAGACAGAGTTGTCAAGTAGTCTCTTTGCGTAGAAGTCAACACCTGATTGGGTTTTGATTCGAATCATATCAACAGAAGGATCAACTTCAATCTTAGGAGATCCTGGCATGAACTTGAGCTTCAACTCTCGATAGATGATTCTCCAGAATTCGTTGTGGTGATGGCGCATTTTTGATTCATCAGCTGTTCTGTTGTAGTAACTTAGAACGCCTGATGGGATCCAAATCTCCTGGCGAGAGATTGATTCAAAGATGTGTGCCAGTTCATGGCATATGAGAGCGACTAGCAGTTCATAACCCGTTCCTGAGAAGGTGCCGATGATTGGATCGTCTTTGACTCTTTTGAATCTCTCGTAAAAGACTCCGTCCAGAATCCCAATCAGCAAGCATGTCATGGAGTGCAAAGAAGGCATCAAATTTGAGCACACTGCCCCTCACACTACTTGTCGTGTATCTGCCTGAAAACGACCATTGAGTGCTAACAATAAGAATGGGGATGTCATAAACTGAGCATCCCCATCGTAAAATCTCATCAACCTTCTCAATCAGGCTACTGACAACATCAGTCTCCTTAGATACTCCGAAGTGGGATCTCTCTTGAGAATGATGGGCTCTGTCGGACGCTCTTGTGTGACTGTTCCATTAACGACTCGATATTCACCATCCTGCTCAACCTCCTTTAGTAAGGCTAGGATTTCATCTTCACGCGTGTTCTCAAAATTGAAATGCTCTCGAAGAGTTTGGATATGATACAAGAAGTCTTGAAGAGTACAGTTGTGTTTGACAAACAGAATCTCTCGAATTTGATGGACATCTAAGTACATACTTGACCTCAGAATGTTGTGAACTTCTGGAGAAACTGATTGAAACTGTCGTAGGGGAATGCTGTCATATCATCAGGAGAGTATGATGACGGACCAATCTTCTCAGCCACCCCATCGATGTAACACGAGAACTTACCCTCTTCAGGAGTGAAGAAGATCTCATCAATGCCTTCTTCTTTGAAGACATCTTGATACTTCTGCACCATGAGTGTATCTACACCGATTGTTACGTAGTCGCCGTTATCACGAGCCTTCTTGACCATTCCGATCCAGTCAAACTTGTATGGCTGGCGAGTCTCTGCAAACTTCTCTCCTCGACCTGTAGACTTGAATCCTAAGATGGTGAGAGTGAGGTTGTGGTAAGCACATTCTTTGAGGATCTCTGGGAATGCCCAGTCACTAGCGACTCCATCGATCACTTGAACCTGAACCCTACTCTTGTCAATGTTGTACTTGTCAAGAAGGAATCCTAACTCTCGAACCTCACGATTGTTGCTCACTGAGTATGCAAACCCGCCCGCATACGATAGTATCACATTGCGGCGTGTATCATTCTTCAACCAATCCAAAGTCTTGGTAGTGAAGTTGGGGACGATATTGCACCAACTACACGTTCTCAAGATCCTTTCAAAATCTGGATGTGCTGTTGGCTCTCCGCCACCGAGAGCAACTTCAAACACCTGATACTTCTTCAGCATGTAGATAACGGAGTTGATGTAGTTGACGTCACCGTGCTGACCTTCTTTAGTGCTACCCTGATAGCAGAACGCACAACGCTTGTCGCAGTAATCAGTGATCTTGAGATCAACTAGTTCAGGTGAGTAAGCCTTAGTGACTTTTCTCTGTTTCTGACTTAAGAACAAGCGTACCTTGTTTCCGTTTTCACGATTGAATAAAGTCCAGTAGCCGTTTATCGGATCCTTGCGAGCTACTAGTCGTGTGCGAGAGTTATCATACAGCAGCGGAAGAATGAACGGGTCATATCTGCGAACGAGACTGTGCTTTTGATTAGTGTTGTCATTGCCACCGATGATGACCAGATGCTTTTGCATCAAGAACTCTGCATACTCATTGAAGAAGTCAACATCTAGTCCCACACCTTCCCAAGTTCTGGGCATAACAGGCATGCTCTGATGGTCAATACCGAGGCACAGATGCTCATCATTGATGTCGATATTCAACCAAGATATGACCAAGTCACGAGTGATATGTTTGCCCACGATAGGTTCGAGATGGTGCATCACGATAGAAGCGAGATACTGACGCTTGGCTTGATCACTACAGGCAGTGAAGAAGTCCCACCCAAAATAATCACTGAGCTTGTCTTTGGCTCTACTCTTATCTTTAGTGATGATGATAGAGTGGGTTGACGAGCTGTTGGTTGCAAATCCATAACGAACTGACTGAACTTGACTCATTGAGTACCTCATTTCTAGGACTGCTAGTTGGTGCCGCGAGATGGAATCGAACCAATCACTGGCGGGGCTGGTGCGCCACCTGCCTCTACCTTTGGGCTATCGCGGTCTTAATAGGATGCGGGCGTTAGGCTGCCGCCGGCGCTTCGGGATTGTCAGGATGATTGCGATCACACTCTTCAACTTCTACGAAGATGACGGTGTCTTTCAGAACACTCTCTGGCAGGATCACATACCCATCCTCAGTCTCGAATTGGAGCTTGTCGAGTTTACCAGCAGTGTTGTAGATCTCATCCGCAAGTTGTTTGATTTCTTCAAGAGGCATAGGCTGGCTCTTGCTGCTGTACTCAGTATCACGGTAAACCATAACGATTCTCATAATGATCTCCTACTCAGTTGTTGAATACGACTGTAAGTGTGTCTCCACCTACCCAATCCTCTTTGCTCATCATCCTCTGAACTATGATCTCTCCATATCTCGACAGCGATACATAGCCATCATTCTGGCTAACCGCAAGACCCCTGAACACCATTCCACCGACATTGGTGGGTGGAAGATCAACAGCCCATTGACTGGTATCACTCTTATCCATTTGAATCAGGCTCACGGCGGGCTGGCCATCAGTTTCCATGTTGAGACTATAGGCTCTATCCGTAATCGGAACCATGTTGAAGCGTAAGACTGTGGTCACTGGATAGGTTGTATCTAACAATCGGAAGACTTGACCTGTTGGTGCTGTTATCGGCTGAATGTCGCTGATACTCTCGACCAGATCTTGGAACTTCTGATCATTGTATTCAGGGCTGTACATGCACTTGATAATGGGATCGATGAAGTTGGTTTCTCCTGAGACTCCTGTAAAGGGTGACTCTTGTCCTAACTCTGGATCCTCAACGGTGACCAAGTTGTGCTTGAAGAACATGAAATTCTGTTTGCCGCGAGCAACCTTAGTCACTGCGTTATACCCGTCGAGTTTGGTCAGTGTCTTACCTGCGAACTCGAAGTCATCACCAACACTCAATTCACCGAATCTCTTTTTCATCTAAGCCACCAATGGAGGTAGATCGTCGTAGGGAGGGAATGGGGGCGGCAACTTCTCCGTGTGGATGGTTGCGAATACCCCTGGAGGTTTCATGTTTTGGAATCTGAATCTCATGGCTTCACGAGTGAACAAGTCTAGGTCAGATGCCTCGCCAATTTTCATAGAACTGGCTCCATACTTGCGAGAAGCGAGATCTTCCAATGAGTCAACCAACTTGTCCTCTAACGCCTGGAGTTCAGCTTCTTGATCTTTCTTCTTCTTTCTGAATGCATCTAAGTCAACGATGGTCATTTTATCGTGATTCCTCTGAATCCCATAGGAGCGGTTTGATGATTCATCTGAGTTCTTTGCATTGCTGCCGTGATGGCGATCATTCCTTGAGACAGCGCATTCATAGACTCAGCCAATCGTTGGATCTGATCGGCATGTTCTTGGAGTACCTTGTGGACAAGCGCGTTAACCTTATCATGCTCTTCTTGCTTTGTCACCACTTCATTCAATGCTATGGCGAGGACAGCGACGACAGGATCAGTTCTGATCTTCTCGAGCATCTCTTCAAAACGGAATTGGATTGGTATGTTGTCCATAGTGTGTATCCCCCAAGATGATAGAAAGGAAAGATGACAAGATATCTGAGACAAGCTCGCCTGAAGCGAGATTTAGGTCAAGTAAATGTAGTCCCAGAAGCATTCATCTTTTTGTTATTTATGGGGAGACAATGGTAGCGATGGCTTGTGTCGATCAAGCTATCTTCGGGTTATGAACCGTGTGAGGAGCCGTCCTCCCCATCGCCATGTGTTAGTCTTTTCCGTAGGATTCGATCATCTTGATCATCTCCTCTTTACTCGGAAGTGTCCCATACTCGAGTTGTATTAGAGGTGTTTGAGTGATCTCACTCAAGAACAACGACAGGGTGTCTTCTCCGATGTAGTAGGATAGATGGGCTCTTGCTCGAATGAAGTTCTGCCTAACGAATGACACCGTCGCTTCATTGATGCCAGCCGCGGTAAAGTCATCGATGTCTCTGACGCATGTCACTAGGACTCGAGCAGACTGCATGATCTGACCGAACAGCAGGTTGATGTCGTCATTCAGATACTGCTTGAGAGATGGATGAGTCGCCTTGGCGTCATTCAGAACATAGTGCAAACTCTCGATTGGGCCAAATTTCCTACGGGCGTCACGATAGATGTCAATGTAGCTGACCATAACAACCTCCTCAATGTAAAAATGCTTGACAAAAGAGTAGAGACGTTTTACCGGCTACCAAGCCCGAGGCGGAATCGAACCGCACCGTTTCTTTAATGGAGAAATGTAGTCCCTACAGGCATTCAAGCATGTTCTGGTTCACTCTCAGGGACTCGAACCCCAATTCAGGGATTCAAAGTCCCTTGTCCTGCCATTAGACGAAGAGTGATCTGTTTGGCTTCGAGTCAAGGATTCGAACCTCGATACACCACTTCAGAGGCGGTGCGTCCTTCCGTTAGACGAACTCGAAAAAGATCAAAATACTAGAAGTGCAAACCCTTTGTCGTTGCCTACCTTGTAGTAGTAGCTATCGACGGTGGCTACAGGAGAACCCATCATCGCTCTTGTAACCCTCTTCTGAACTCCAGCTGTGATATTCGTCTTATCAAAGTAGCTATTGACGACAGTGAACATCTGTTTCAACAAATCTTTCTCTTCAGCCACGCCGTTGAAGTTGGATAGCTCTTTGTTCTTAGCGCTCAAGTCTCTCAACTGTGCATACAGCTTTCTGAGTTTAGGCAGATCTTCCTGGTTGAACTGTTGATCGTTGATCAACTTTCCCTTGATGATCGAGATTGTGTTTCCAAGTTCTTTGAGTGCTACTGGGACGAAGTACCACCAAGATGATGACGCCGACTGGAGTGCTAATTCGGAGTATGTTGGTTTTTTCTTGATCATAACTTCTTCCCTGTAGTACTATGTGAATGAGAAGACTCGACAAGCTGTAATGAGATGTTAGCGTCAGCGGTTTGCAGATGATGTAATCCCATTACCATTCGAGTCATTGTAAAAGAAGGTTGACAAGTCTGTTCAAGACAACCGAGGTATCGAATCCTCGTAAGGCAACCTGTTACAGAAGCCTATTCTCCAATGTAGTCCTGAGTGGCATTCAACCTATTGTAAGGTGATCGACAAGAGATGCTGAGACGTTGCTTCGCGTCGGCTTATGAGGCTGATGAATGTAGTCCCAACAAGCATTCGATCGTTATTTAGGATCCTCGACAACAGGTTTGGTGGAGTCACCGCTATGTCGTTAGATGTAGACCCCACAGCATTCGAGGAATAAACTGATGACTCAACAAGTTCGACGAGATTCGGGGAGGCTCTCACCTGACCCCTATGGCTAGCCCGAAGCTAACCTCGACAATGGTAGATGTAATCCCGATCAGCATTTGAGTCAATGTAAGTAGAGTGACAAGTGTCGCTAAGACAGCACACTCCCGCGGTTGCCATTTCGCCACTTCGGGGGTTAGCCGAAGGATGGACTCGAACCATCAAGTACTTGCGTACAGGAGTTTCCAATGTAGTCCTGAGCTGCATTCACTCTTCATTCGTTGTGGTTGACAAGTGGGTATAAGACATTTTTGACTTTCGCTCTGCCAAACTGAGCTACCTCGGCATTGAGTGGAGCCGAGAATGGGATTCGAACTCACGACCAAAAGTTTTGAATAATGTAGTCCTATTTGCATTCAACCATGTTACTGGTACCCTCAAGAGGAGTTAAACCTCTATCGCAGGATTCGTAGTCCTGAACTCTGTTCATTGAGCTATGAGGGCATACAACCGCATTTAAATTGGTGGAGCTTGTCGGGATCGAACCGACTACCTTCTGCGTGCAAAGCAGACGCTCTCCCAGATGAGCTAAAGCCCCGTAAGTTTTCTTTGTTTATATTCTCGTGATCCGGCAAGATATATACCTTTCACGATCACTACCATATTCATCAGATGTTACCATTTTTCTGACTTGTTCTTGAACGTCAAAGACAAGAGTTTTATGATTTGGAGTAACCCAAGGATGCGGTCCTGTATTCTTGCCCATCATCGATTCACTAATCTTCTCTTTATGGATGTTGGTATGCGGACTTATCACCTTCCCCTTATGCTTTAATCTCATCAATTCTATTGACTCTTCAGAATGCTTCTTTCCAGTTCTAAACTTTCGTATCTTTTCTCGAGTCAGATCTGAATGTATGATGTTCATCCCGTAGTTACCATTCAACCCGACAGGAAATATAGAAGTCCTACATAATATCGATTCAATCTCTCGACAGAACTCCGGGGTTGATATCATCAACAATTCAATACCAAATTCATCTTGAGTTGCTCCATCTTCAATTAGAAGAGAGATATACTTCCCACCTTTTCCATTCATATGATCATCAAAACGATCCAGATATGTCTTTTCTTTCGAACCGTTTCATTCCCCATGTAGAACCGTAGTATACTTTACTGGTCGGTAAATGGGTTATCTTATAGAGATGAGCCATTACATACCTCGACTTGTTTTCGGTAGCGGGCGAGGGGAACGATCCCTCTTCGACATCGGCTTATGAGACCGAGCGGCGAACCTTCACAACCCGCAATAAATTGGTACCTCGTTATGGAATCGAACCATCGTCTTCTCCTTGTAAGGGAGTAGCTCTACCATTAAGCTACCGAGGCATAATGCCGACAAAAATTTTCGAGACATCAGTCAATTGGAAGTAGATGTAGTCCCGATGGCATTCGGCATGTTGTTATTTAGCAACCGTCATCATCATTGTAATCGTAGTAACGACTGTCTGCATCCTCATCCTCGTCGTCATCCTCGTCGTCATCAGTGTTGATGTAGATATCGCCGAATCTGAAGTAGCCGTTATCGAACACAACCTTAAACGGTGCATCGAAGGTCTTGAACTTACCACATTGTGAGAGCCAGGCCTTGTCGTTGCCGAGGTAGTCGACAGTGCTGACAGGCATGATTCCGAGCATTCCAGCATCGACAGGATATGAGTTCCCATCCGTTCCGAGGTAGGTGCCATCACCGTACGTCGTGCTGCCAGCCCAGACCTGGATCTCGCCGAGATCACAATGCGGTCTCTCGAAGAAGTCTGTGGCTTCAAGAACTCGATCCCATTCATCCGACTTGGGGCCATCGTTCGGAAACGGATAGCACGGATCGCCAATCCAGTACTTACCAGCAGGTAGCGTGACGCTGAAATTGCTCATCTCATTTTCCTCAGTTGTTGTTGAAGTAGTTGACGACGGTCATGTACTTACCCTGGTGGACGAACTTGCCCACCGTCTCGCGAATCTTGCCACCTTCGAAGAAGGGATACTTGCGGTACTGATCAATCTGCTTTTCCAGCTCTTCACGAGTGTTGGCGACTAGCGTGGCGTAGACGAATCCGTACATCGTGTTCACCTCAAGTTGAATTACATTATGGGCATATTATAGCAGCGTCCTTGCTGCCTGTCAACCGTTCAGCTAAGGCCTAGCTGGCCCAGGGCGGCGTTGTACTCAGCCTCAGTGTTGTACTTGATCATCACGTTCGACCCGTACAGGGTGTTCGCCTTGGCCTGAGCCTCTTTAGCGGTTAGCTGCCCGCAAGCGACGTAGTAGGTTTTGCCGAGCTGGGGGTTGGTCCGCTGCTTGATCCAGTACGCTTTCTTGGCCATCTTCGTTTCTCTGAGGTTGATGTTGACTGACTTTGTGTACCTATTATAGCAACCTGGCCAACGATTGTCAACCGGGTTGCCAAAATATTTTTCGGATCATTTGACCTTGATGATCACGCCGTCCTTCACTTCACAATTAGCATACCACTTATGGGGCTCCGGATAGTGGGGCCCCTCTACAGAAATCGTACCATTCTTGGGTTCCGATCCACCGAACGGGCCGGGCTGGTAGTACGTGACTTGATCACCAGCAGCGACCGCTTCTTTCAACGCCTTCTTCGTTTTGAAGTTCCGATGAGTGTACATGAAGATCACCTCTAGGTTGGGAGTGAAGCATCCGGATCGGATCATCTCTGACCCGGATGCCTGAGTTCTCAGATGAGTTTGCCAGCGGCGTGTTCGGCGATGATCTGCTTGGCGAAGTAGTTGGCGTCGCCGCGGATCCAGCCGATCTCAGCCATGAACAGATCCGACAGGGCCTTCAGACTGCGGTCCGACGCTTCCAGGAAGAGGCGGCGAGCGCGGCCCATCTTGGTCTTGTCGTTAGGAGCCTTGGCGGTCTTGATCATCACCGGGCCCTTGGGCACATTGTAGCAGGAGGTCTTGAACACCTTCAGGGCGAATTCGATCTGGTCTTCGGTCATGTTCATGCTGGTGAGATGACTCTTCAGTTGATCAACCACCCCCTCGGACGATTCATTGTCCCAGGTGATCGCCGCGTAGTCGGCCGCGATGCGGACGATGGTGCCGTTCATCTGAGTGGACGCTTCGACGGGCGCAGTGGTGACGACTTCGACAGGCTCGACGACTTCGACAGGCTCGACGACTTCGACAGGCTCGACGACTTCGACAGGCTCGACGACTTCGACAGGCTCGACGACTTCGACGGGATCCGTGTCGATCTGCTCGAAAGACCCGTTCACGTGGACGCTGACTTCTTCCTGCACCGGCTCGACCTCTTCGACGATCGGGGTGTCGATTTCGGTCTGACCAAACGAGTCCTCATCCGCATCATCCGTGACGGCGACCAGTTCCTGGACTTCCGACTTGGTGACGCGACGGCGAGGCTTGGTCTCGCGAACCGACACATCCATGGCGAAGATGGTGCCTTCGCAATCGGGGTACTTGTCGGCGAGGATTTGAAGGGCTTCGGCTTCGGTGTGGCCTTTGGCGATCAGGTTCCGGGCGAAGGCTTTGAGCTGATTTTCGGTTTTCATGATGTACTCCGGTTTTGACGTTGACGTTGACGATGACTGACTTTGTGACTTTATTATAGCATCCCGGATCCTAAAAGTCAACCGGGTTGCCAAAATATTTTTTGGTTAGTGGAGCACCTCCACGACGTACCCGAGCGAGATGATCTCGAGGTTCTCAAGCATCCAGCGGTCTGCTTCAACTCGAGAACTGAAGAACTTCTCGTTGATCATCGGAGCTCCGTGAACTTGGAAGAAGACTTTGTACATGTTCGGCACCTTTGTGAGGGGGCCGATGACGACCCCCGGGGTTGAAGTTTAGCGATAGCCTTTGCAGAACTTCCAATGTTCGATTTCGTTGGGGTTGCGGTTTTCACCGAACCAGATCTTCAGACCAGCGGAGTAGCTCTGGACGTGGTAGGCAGGCAGGACGAAGAAGTAGATTCGGTTTTCAATTTCTTGAGCGTTGACTCTGACGAGAACATCAGATCTGACGGTGGCAGGGTTGATGGTGACGGCAGCAGCGGGGTAACCCCTCAGGTTGCGTTTGACGTTGACTTTGACCTGCCGATGGTAGCGGCTCTCGAGATCATGAATTTCGGCGAGGCTGAGGGCGGACAGGTTGGCGGTTGACGTAGACATTTGAGAACTCCAAGATTGACGTTGAGATTTTAATGTAGCATCCTGGATCCGAAAAGTCAACCAGGATGCCAAATTATTTTAGCACCGGGAGGCGTCCAACCGGTAGACCCGCTTGCCTTCAGCCGAGTTGAAGGCAACGACGTTCTTCATCACCATGTCCATGAACTGGTCAGGGATGAAAGCTTCAGAGGAGATCTTCAACTCACCGGAAGCGTAGCGGGGCCGGATGATGATGACGTTGGATCCGCCGTCCTTGGGCTCGACGACCATCAGCGGATGGCTGGCGCCGAAGATGTGATCCGGCCTCGTGCAAACCGTGGAGATGTGCGTGATGTTGAGGGTCCGGCCATCGATGTTGACGAGAGTGCTCATGATGTACTCCAGAATTATTTGGTCAAAAGTTCGATCGATTTGGCGGTAGGGTAGCTCTCAAGAACAAACTTCTCTACCTCCGGCCACGACCTACCGAAAACCTGAACCATCTGGCCATCGATGTTGAACCACCGGATCCCTGAGAAGAACGAATTGGGGTTGCCTCGGGTTTGGGTGAAGTTCTGAACATCGATTCGAGTGGCCATGTTCTGCTCCAGCGGTTGTTTTGACAGGATGTGGACATAGTATAGCATCCGAAATCCGAAAAGTCAACCGGGTATCAAAAATATTTTTGACCCTACTGGAGGCCTACGTACGCGTGTTCGTATGTCCAGCCGTTCATCTGAAACCAGTGGCGATTCAACGCAGAGTACACGGTGGGGTTGTGGAACAGGTTAGGCCCGTAGTTGGGCAGCTCGAGCTTGAAGGTATCGTTGATCCATTTTCCGACCCCGGCGCTTCGGCTGATGCCAGCGTAGCAATGGATGATCAGATCAATTGATCTCTCGATCTGATGAAGGTCGACCACGAACTCGACGATCTGCTTCGCGTGATCAGGCCTGATCACCTGTAACTTCATCTCAGGATGATCAAAATCGACATCATCGAACTGAAGCTGGATACCTGCGTACCAAAGTGGATGATTGATCCTCGGAGCAACCTGTTGCTCGTTATCGTAGATGCTGATGTAAGCGTGGGTATCTTTTGAAGGAGAGTTCGATGAAGGATAGAAGTTCAAACGCTTAAACTTGGATTGGCTGATGTTCTGTACGGTTTTGATCATTTTTCATCTCTTCAGATTGAACTAGCACACTTCTCATGGAACAGAATGGGCAAGTTAGTTGTTGTTGAACTTGAAAATCACCTACACTCCACCAACGTAGACAGTTTGTACAGCGAAAGTGATAGAGAGTTTCGATTGAGAATTCTATGGTCATGGCTTGGCATTCCTACGACGTGTCTTTACTTTACATGAGTATTCTTCACCCTTCTACTCAACGATACGAAGTATAGTGGGTTGACAGGCTAAAGTCAACCTTTCACTTTGCTATTGAGAACTAAGAGGTTTAGAATGATGAAGATGAGATTTTGCGAGAAAAATACTCGAGGGGTATCCAAGGTGGGATGTGTTTAGCGTATCTGAGAACTTTGAAAACACAACAATGCAATCAAGTGGTTAGAAAATCCCGACGATGATACTCATAAGACAAAAGATTTATAGAAAACAAGACGTTGCCAAGATTCTCAGCTCTTTGATTTGAATGGATTGCGTATGCCACCAAAGCCTTTTTCCTTCCAAGATGAATCTCTCTCAGGAAGCTTGAAGTCGAAAGCGGGTTTGACAGGTTCTTGGATCTCTTCTTCAACGGGTTTGGCTGCATCGAGTAGACTGTTGATCACACTGGTCAAAGTAGCGGTTACTTCAGGTGGACGATGCTCTACAACTTCGACTGGCTTGTTGATCGGAGCACTAACAGAGATTGCTTCCTCAATCAAGATCTCTTCGTTGACAGGAACGAAGAGTCGATTCTCGAGAACAACCTCGAGGCGAGCACGATACGTTCCAGCTTTGAATAGATTCAACAAACGAGGGACGACGACTTTGATGCTATCGGCTGTTCTAATGGCACGACAGATGATGCTGAATGTGTCCTGCACCTCTTGCCCATCAACAGTCTGTGATTCAATCACAAAGCGAATGTCACTTGGCTCTTCCTTTGTGCCTTCAACTTTGATGTCAAATGTGAGCTCTTGTGATTGTGACGGATCGATCTTTGCTATAATCATCTGAAGTCCCTGTTTGTAGTTTATGGTTTGTTTCGAGCGAAAGCAGTCACACGGGTGATTGTTGCCGTCACTTTGGCTATCACTTGGATAGACTTCTTCACTGCACTCTTTACGGATCCGATAACTTTGAGAACTCGATCGATGGATATGCTTTCAATGAGCATCGTTTGCTTCCATGACTTATCTTTGTAGAAGATAGTGACAGTAACCAATCGACGAGAATCACTGATATCGTAGACTTCGAGAGCACCGCCTCCTGGACCTAATGTGATCTCAGCTCGAAACTGATAGCCCAAAGTAGCACAATGGAACGTATTCCAGCCAGGGTACAATCCGTAGTGTGGCGATTTGTGCTGTATTTATGGTCATCGGCTATCGAATCAATCCAAGGTTACGGTCTCAAAGATGCAGAAAGGCTCAAGCAGACTGACATCTCTTACGGTGATCTCGATGTTCACGTTGCTCAAGTCAACTTTGTTGACAGGGATCTCTACTTCGACATTCAATGCATCATTCAGTTCAGCCATGATGGATTGATTGATCTCCGGAGTCATTTCAGTGCCTTCCGGCATGTAACGAGAGATGACTTCTTGACGAACTTGCGTCAGTACTTCGAGGTCGGCGTTGGCTTTGCGAATGATCTTGCTCACGTTGTAAGCTATCTTGATCGGCAGCTTTTGCGTGCTCAAACTCATAAGTGCGTCGCGGGCGTCAACGATCTGGCGAAGCGTAACATTCATAGACATAGGGCTCTCCTTCATAAGTGTAAATGATAACGTATGTATTTATTAAGTGAGGGTGATGGTGCCTGAACGGACGGTGCCGTCGGACCCTTTGTACTTGACGGTGATCGTGGTATTGCTTGTTGCCTCGAACACGAGTTCGCCGTTGTTGGCTGGGGTGACCGATGCTAGAGGTGACTGCACGATGCTACCGCTGACTTGGAGCTTGTTGATTGTGTCATCGATTGATGTACCAATCAACAATCTTCCTGCACCGGTGATTCTCATTCTTTCTGGTGCGGTAAGAGAACCGCTAGGACAAGTGAAAAACTGTAAAAATGTTGGGCTTGATGAGGCAGTAAAGTTACCTTCTGCCTGTGCTTTGATTGCCGCGCACTCAGATGCCACCGTTGAGTCGACATAACCGGTATAAGACAAGTTGCCTATAGTGTCTCCTGATTGAACCGCTGTTCTCGTAGTCTGAGTGCCACGCGATTTGAGCATTCGGATTTGAGCACCATGAATGTCGTTATTGGTTTGCTCTGAAATAAATCCACGCACTGAGTCTGTAGATACATTGGCGACATGGAGATTTGATTGGGCTGAAGTCGTACCGATTCCAACTTTGAAGTCTGTTCCGATTCTCATCACTTCCGCGTTGTTAGTATAGAACGTCATAGGACGATATGTACCCGAACCAATAGCGCCACTTATAAATCGACAATCTGATGCGTTTACCATCACCATTTGAGCAAAACTACAATTCTCGGGAGTGGAGTTATCAAAACAAGTTATTGCAGCATTGTTTGTACTATTAGGAACGACTCCCACATTAGTCTGTCCGGCTGATGTCGATTGGAATAGCGTTCTATTGGCGTGCGTGACATTATTGAAATCACCAACGATTCTTCTTGATGATCCAATGAACGCCAAGTTACCATTGACTTGAATGAGTGATCCGGAAGAGTCATCAGCAGTCGTGCCGATCAGAAGATGACCGTACTCATTCAGCACCATCTGAGCCGTTCCACCGAAGCCAGGATCCAGTGCTGCATCGCTGTGGATGCCGTCTTTGTACCAGGCGAAGTTCTTGCTGCTTCTTTGATAGATCGTGTCGGCTTGACTGCCTATGCTCGCGATTTGATTGCGATCAACGAACGGCTTAGTCGGTGGGGTAAACGCTGTTGTATAGCGTGCTAATCCTTTGGTTATTCGTAGTTCGTCCAAATAGCCGGAGAAATAGATGGTCTCGGAAGGTGATGATCTTCCTATGAGCAAGTTGAAATCTGAAGTCGAGAAGTTGGTTGAGTTAGCAGCAGATCCACCCAATACACCATTGATATAGATTCGCAATGTTCCACTCGAACGGCAGGCGGCTATATGAGTCCACGTATTCAAGGAAACGGCTGTAGTCGATACTACACCGGGTTCACCATAAACCACTTCCGTGAATGATGGATATTGATTTAAGCCTAACGACCAGGTTCCAGAGTATGCGCCATATGTCCTGTTAGTTATTCTACTGCCATAAGCAGACATATACGCCCAGCACTCAACCGTGAAATCCCCTGTACCAAAGGTAAAATCTGATGAAGCGTTGACAGAAAGATACCCGCTACTACCATTGAAATAAGAACTTGAACCACCGAACTTGTATTGGTTGATTGAGTGTTGAGCATTGCCGTAGGATGTCACGATTTTAGGAGTAAGACTGCTATCGACGAAATTGGTAGAACCAGGCGTTCCATTGAAGTGCATCAAGAGACCGACTTTAGATAGATCGTTGTCGATGGTCAGGTTTCTTGTATCGGCGAATGGAAGAGTAGGTGGAATGAATGCTGCGGTATAACGTGCCACACCTTTAGTGACTCTAAACTCGTCGATGTAACCTTTATAAAAACCTAAGATACCACTATAATACAGAGCACCTATTCTCGGTGTCACATTGCTCAGCGATGCTCCTGATGTTGCTACAGACGCTTCCAGCACGCCATTCAAAAACATTCTTCTGGTCGAACCATCGTATGTCAATGCGACATGCGTCCAGGCGTTGAGTGGTATATCGTTGGTTGAGAATAGAGTCCCGCCACCAGATGCATGGAACCAGGTCAGTTTATTGGTATAGCTACCCGTTTCGGGTAGACCGAACCCAAATCTATTACCGAAATCTGTTCTGTTATCATATTGCGAATAGGCGTATCTTCCCCAATTCGCATCGGGCGCTCGCTCTGTCGGATACAGCCAGCACTCTATCGTATAGTTTTCTGCCAAAATGGGATCCGTAGTTTCTAGGTAATCTTCTGAACCATCGAAGTATGCGCTTACTCCACCGAACTTGTATTGTGTAGATGAGAGTGCAGCATTGCCGTATGCGGTAACGGTCTTAGGTACGAATGAAGAGTCAGTAAAGACAGTCGATCCAGCAGTTCCATTGCAATGCAAGAGCAAGACAGTGTTCAGGTAGTAAGGATCGTAGAGCTGATCTGTCCAGCCGATGGTGGTGTGCGGCACATCTGGTGGAGTAAAGCTAGCCGTATAGCGAGCAACACCATTAGTGATTCTAAGGTCATCAATGTAGCCTTGAGTGTATATCGGATCAACAACTGCACCAATGTAGCAAGTCGCTCCTGCAGGAGATACTGTTCCACTGTATGTGTAAGTGGTTGCGTCTTTAACTCCGTTGATAAACGCAGATACCGTAGATCCGAGTCTAGTTATGGCAACGTGTGTCCAAGAGTTGAATGACAGAGATGTTGTAGTGCCTGTAAGTCTTCCATTACTAAACACTACATCGGGTCTATACACCGATGATATGTAGTTGAATCCGAAAGCGACATTCTGAAAGAGTGCTCCTGTTCTCGTATCATACAGAGGCACATACGCTGCATTTGAAGTTCCAGTGACATACACCCACATTTCGATAGTGAAGTCGCCATCAAAAGTCAGAGATGGGAATGTCAAGTAATCGCCTGACTCATCGAAGTAAGCTGAAGAGCTGCCGAACTTGTACTGATTGATCGAATGTTGAGCGTTACCATGCGGTGTGATGGTCTTAGGATTAGAAGAGACATCACGAAAGACAGAAGAACTCATATCTCCATTCATCGGCATCAACAGAACTACGTTGGCCCAATACGGATCAATCTCAGTGTAACTCGTATAGAGTTTGATGTCTTCTCTATAAGCGGTACCGAAGTCGATCACTCTTGGATCAGCAATTCTAAGATCAGCCGTGTTCAGGTAGAACTCGGAAGAGTGCGCTCCATCGAGTTTGTCTGCATTCAATCCTGTCAAAAGGTCAGTTGGAACGTTGTCTATGCGAACGCTTTTGTCTCTGAGGTCTTCCATGATGCCCGCAGTGATGAGTAACTCTACCTTGTCATTAGCGATAAACTCATGAGCTGTAGTACTCTCTTGAGCACGCTCGATAGTGAATACATCACCAGTTCTTGCTGTAACCTTGACGATCTCCATCTCAGTGCCTAAACTGCTCTTGAGAGTCACAAAGAAGATATCGGATCCAGAAATAGTGGGGTACAGACTACCATCACCGAGTGGCTATAGTCAATGATGTGTCTACATCTGAAATGCCTGCTGCGAGTGTCGATGCTGCGTTGTTCTTGTATAGGATCATGGAATTCTCGTTACAATGGTTCTTAGTGTGTCATCATCTAGTGTCTGTCTTATCTCAGGCAGGACAGTACGAATGCCCTTATCGACATAGAGTGGTCGAGTCGGATCCAATCCCATCAATCGGTACAGCTCGAGGAGCATAGTCGACTGACCCGCAGTCAATCCGTTTTGAAGACTCACTAGGTGGATGAGTTCTGGCGACAGTTCGGCTCTGACTGCTTTCGCAATCACTGTAGCTGGAGGAATGATGCTAGTACCATCCCAGCGAATCTCTTCTTTACCGAGAGTTCTGATCCCACTCTTACCGACAACCGTGTAGTCACCCGCAGGCAAAGCAGGAACAGTCACTTCCCAGACATTGTCGATATTGAGTGTTCCAGCTTCTGTGTCTTGTAGATTCCCAGTACTATCAAAGAATAGAAAGTCTACTGCTGTAAGACCAGTCCCCGCGGTGTAGAGATAGACCTGGTTTGCCATTACTCACCCGTGTCGTCATTAGTGATGATGGCTACGGCTTCTGTAGCATTGGGGAAGATGGCTGCACCTTGAGCATTGCTTAGAGTGACTTTAAAGTTCTCATTTAACTCAACAGCAGCGTCTCCGGATACGGGTACGTTAAAGAATTTGAAGAACTCATTCACACCAAACGTTAGTGTGCCACTTGGGAATGTTCCACCGAAGTCATCTGCATCGGCTGGATTGTTTCCAGTACCCGTGACGGCCCAATCAACGGTTGCTTCTACCGAGCCATCGTTGCCGTGGAAGTTTATCAAAAACTGGAAGTTAGTA